GCTGAGATCAGAGCGCTGGTCGAACCGACCTACCGGACGAACATTGGCGCGTTGCTGGGGGATTGAGATGAAGCTCGAAGTGTTTGAGGACCGGATGTACTTCGATATGTTCTGCGTCAGGCCGGAAGGGTCGAGCGACTTCAACGACACGATCCATTTCGTGCGGAAGGCGGATGCGCTGGTGGCGATGCGGGTCATTGAGAGCTGGATCGCAGCCGAGCGCGAGGCGTGTGCGAAGGTTTGTGACGGCATCCGTTATTCAGGCTACTGCCCGCCAGAAGACGGCGGTGCGCCAAGGTATTACAACGACGCCGCTGAAGAATGTGCCGACGCAATCAGAGCAAGGGGAAACCAATGAGCTACACACCGGGGCCGTGGAAGCACCGACCGTCGATGTACGGCAGACAGTACAGGTATGTCCAGATCGGTAAGGATGCGGACTACACGACCGGCAATGTAAACGCAGCAGATGCCCGACTGATCGCAGCCGCGCCGGATCTGTACGAGGCGCTGCAAGAGATTGTCGATGCGACTGATACAGGATGGGAACATCTTGATGCGACGTTTACACGAGCACGAGCGGCGCTTAAGAAAGCAAGGGGTGAGAGATGACCAAAGACGACATCATCAGAATGGCGCAAGGGGCTGGCTGGGAGATGGGAAACGACCTGTCAGATGGGTTTGGGGAGAGGCTTATGCGCTTCGCTGAACTCGTCTACATGAAGGGCTATGACGCAGGTGTTGAAGATGGATGCGAGGAATGCGCTAAGACCTGCGAAGCCTTGCAAGATTGGCCACCCGACGCAACCCCATACGATTGCGCCGCAGCAATCAGAGCAAGGGGCGATAGATGAAGCCCAAATTCACCCGCGTCATCGACGGCATCCCGTGCATGACGGTGACCGAGCATGAAGCCATCGTCGGGCGGTTGGCGAAGATCATCGAGAGGATGGTCATTCATGTCGAGCCAGATTGCGGTGATCCTACCTGCCTTGACTGCGAGGTGTGGCGACCGGCATGGAGAGCGATAGCAGAGCTGAAGGAAAAGAATGAAACGGCTTGATCACCCGGGTTGCTCTTGCCAGAAGGGTAAGGGCAGCGATGTGAAGGAAACCCGCATGGACACACGCTACGGGTTCACCTGGCGGCGCAGGGTGTGCCTCGGCTGCGGTGAGACATTCGGCAGCTACGAGATACCCGAAGACAGCATCGACATGACCCAGTTCACACCGATTGATCCAGATGGAGGAATTGCACGGCGATGAGAACGAAAGAGCAGAGCGCAAAGGAGGTCGGTGCTGGCGGGCTGAATCTCGACTTCAGCGAGTCCCCTGTCGTCTTCGACTTCGTGCAGGACCGATCATTCGTTGGCGGTGTCATGGGGCCGGTCGGAAGCGGGAAGTCATACGCCTGTGCTGCCAAGATATTCATCCGGGCTGTCCAGCAGAAACCCTCACCCATCGACAACATCCGATACTCGCGCTGGGCGGTGGTGCGGAACAGCTACCCCATGCTGAAGACCACCACCATCAAGACCTGGCTGGATCTTTTCCCTGAGTCCACATTCGGTCCCATGCTCTGGACGCCACCCATCACCCACCACATCAGGCTACCCGCCCGCGGTGAAGCGGCAGGCATCGACTGCGAGGTGATCTTCCTGGCGCTGGACCAGCCCAAGGACGTCAGGAAGCTGCTCTCGCTCGAGCTGACAGGCGCATGGGTCAACGAGGCCAGAGAGCTGCCCAAAGCGGTCATAGACGGGCTGACGCACCGGGTTGGACGCTACCCTACCAAGCGAGACGGCGGGGCCACCTGGCGCGGTATCTGGATGGATACGAACCCGATGGATGATGACCATTGGTGGCACAACATGGCTGAGAAGGAAAAGCCGAAAGGCTGGAAGTTCTGGAAGCAGCCAGGCGGTGTCGTCGAGGTTCCCGCGGATGATCTGCCCGACAACCCCGAGGCCAACGATCATGTCCTGGCAGGCGGCAAGTGGTGGAAGGTCAACCCCAAAGCCGAGAACATCAACAACCTGCCGGGGGGCTACTACCAGGCCATGCTGCCGGGTAAGAACCTCGACTGGATCAGGTGCTATGCCGCGGGTGCGTACACCTACGTTCAGGAAGGAAGACCCGTCTGGCCAGAGTACGACGACAACACCATGAGCGGCGAGACTGAGATCGATCCATCCGTACCGATTCAGATCGGTCTGGACTTTGGTCTGACACCTGCAGCGACCATCGGGCAGAGGCTCGGCAATGGCCGCTGGGTGATCCACCATGAGATCGTGACCTTCGACATGGGCCTCGAGCGCTTCGGGCTGCAGCTGCTGGCTGAACTCAATCAGCGCTTCCCGAATCACCAGGTGTTGCTATGGGGCGATCCTGCAGGCATGGCGCGAGATGCGATCTATGAGGTGACCAGCTTCGAGTTCTTGCGAACGCTGGGGCTACGAGCGCAGCCAACAGCATCGAATGACTTCAAGGTCCGACGGGAGGCCGCTGCAGCGCCGATGCAAAGGCTGATACTGGGTAAGCCTGGACTGATCGTCAATCGCTCCTGCAAGATGCTCAGGAAGTCCCTGGGAGGCGGGTATCACTTCAAGCGTGTTGCGGTCGGTGCGGGACAGGAACGATTCAGAGACGCACCCAACAAGAACGAGCATTCGCACATCGGGGACTCATTCGGCTACCTGATGCTGGGCGGTGGCGAGTACAACCGCATGACCCGGACCTCGAAGCTCGGCGCATCACCGATGGTCCAGCAGACTGTCGCCAAATCTGACTTTGATGTGTTTGCATGATGGATAAAGTTCAAATCGGTGACGCAACGCTCTATCTAGGCGATTGCCAAGACATACTTCCAACATTGCCGAAGGTCGATGCGGTAATTACTGATCCGCCGTATGGGATGAGGCGCGATGGAAAGCCGAAGTCCACTTCCAGGCATGGCGGACATAAGGGGTATGAGTTTTTAGGTTGGGATGATGGCACACCGCCGCGCAAAGTGTTTGAGGCAATTTTTGAACTGTCCAATGTTCAGGTTATATGGGGAGGAAACTTTTTTACGCAGTACTTGCCTCCGTCAATGGGTTGGTTGTTTTGGGATAAAGGGCAACGCATATCGCAGTCTGATGGCGAACTGGCATTTACAAACATTCAAAAGGCGTTGCGCGTCTTTACGTTGAACCGTGCGGCTATCGCACAAGACGGGGCTGTTCACCCTACACAAAAACCTTTGGCCTTGATAAAGTGGTGTATTGAGCAAGCCGGACATCCGCAAACAATTCTTGACCCATTTATGGGTAGCGGAACCACAGGTGTAGCAGCCGTTCAGATGGGCCGCAAGTTCATCGGCATAGAGCGCGAGCCAAGCTATTTCGACATTGCCTGCGAGCGAATAGAGAACGCATACAAGCAAGGCAGTCTGTTCGTTGAACAGGAAAAATCATCATTCACTCAAGAGTCATTTTTTGGAGAGCAAGCATGAAGAAACTGATCTTTGTCGCTGGAATGTTGATCTCAGGTGCTGCTGTCGCTGCTTGCACGATGCACACCTACTTCGTCAACGGCAGGATGGTCATGTGCCAGACCTGCTGCTGGGCAGGGAATTGCACTACCACCTGCTTCTGATGTAAGATCAAGCTGTTGGTGTGGTAACCGACAGTTTGAAGGCCACTATCTCATGCTCCTCGCCCTGTCTCTCCGGTCAGGGTTACCACCGGGGGGCAGCAGATAGTGGCTTTTTTGTTTCCCACATCAGCCGTTCCGCTCACGCAGCAGCGCTCCTGCATGGGAGCCAGCGGAAAACACCGGCCAATCCTCACCCTGATTGCGAGCCGACCAGCCTGTCTGCGAGGGACTGGTGTAGACGCCTGGGACAGCGGTGGTAGACCACCCAGGCATCGAAACAATCGCAGCCTCCGGGTACTCTGGCTACGGCACAGGATGCTGACTGCGGGAGAGGTAGAGCGTAAAGTGTTGCGCTCCACCCTGGGGGAACTATCGCCAGATATCGCACCGATATCGAAGCATTGCCACGAAGCGCTGCTCCCAGCAGAATCACCGCCATGAGCGATATCACTCATCACTTTGCGGCTGGTCTGTACGCGAAACAGCATACCCTTGAGCTGGATGAGGTGGCTGAGAAGCATGTTCACAGTCACGATCACTTGAGCATCCTGGCGGCTGGGTGTGTCATCGTTGATGTGGACGGTCAGTCTGACATCTACGGTGCGCCTGCTTGCATTGTCATCAAGGCCGGAAAGAAGCACAAGATCACCGGGTTGATGAAGAGCGTCTGGTTCTGCATCCATGCGACAGACGAGACTGATCCTGACCACATTGATCACGTTTTGACTGGGGATTGAAATGGCGTTGATTTCCGCAGCAATATTTCTCGGATCTGCGGCGATGGCGAACGAAGCGCGGAAAGCGCGGAAGTCTGCAAGCGAATCGCAGGTTCAGCAGTTGAAGAAGCAGGCCGAGGACGCAGAGCTGATGCGTCAGGCAATCGATGCTCAGACCGCAGCCTACGCTAAGACAGGCGCATCGCTCGAGCAGCAGGCAGATATTGCCAAGCGCTCCTTCGAGGCCAGCCAAGCGCAGTACGCTGAGAACAAGCTGATGATGGAGCGCCAGGCCGAGGAAGTTCGGAAGGCGACAGACGAGGAGCGGCGCAAGGCGGCACAGTCCGAAGCGACTGCGCTTCGAGCGAGAACCCGCGGCGGTCGCAGGGCGCTCCTGTCGCAAGAGCGCACAACGCCGGAGCTGGGCATCACCAGCCCGATGCTTGGTTCGCAGGGCATGATCTGATGGCTACGGCATACCAACGGCGCACGGCAGCCCGCAGAGCAACAAGCGGCATCGACAGGCTGGCATCAGAGTTCGACAAGCGGATGCGCGAGCTGTCCGGTCAGCAGGCCGAGAGCTTTGGCGCATACACCCGGCAGGTCGCTGAGACGATGGCTCCGTATGAACAGCAGATGGACCAGTACCGAACTACCCTGCTGCCTGAATACGAGAAGCAACGTCAGTCATACCAGCAGTCGCTCGAGGCTTTCCAGGCTCAACTGGAAGAAATTAAAAAAAATCCCACCGTCACTAAGACAGAGCAGGTCGAAATGCCTCGCGGTGGTCTTGCCGGGGTGTTCGGCAGAACGAAGACGGTTACGCAGGAATACCAAGAACCTCGGGAAGTACCGACCTTCGAGCAGGTTGCGCCTGTTGCGCCTGCGATACCTGAAGCCCCGAAGATCGGAGAGTTCGAGACAGCAGGGTTCGAGCAGAAGCGCAAGCAGCTGCAGTCTGATTTGCAGCGCGAACTGGGTGAGCGGCGCGGTGCGCGAATGGCCGCAGTCCAGCGCCGACCGCGTGGCGGTTTGATGCAAGGAGCGTAAGCATGGACAAGCAAGACAAGATGAAAGCCAAGGCCGCGAAGGTTATGCGTGAGTACAAGGCCGGGACGCTGAAAAGCTCAAGCGGCGAGAAGGTCACAAGCCGCGATCAGGCAGTCGCCATCGCAATGTCCGAAGCGGGATACAAGAAGAAATGAAGGCGGCGCACAAAG